GTTTCCGAGCAGAGGCATCAGAGTCTTGAGCGCATCCGCACTATCGACGCCGATAGCTTTTGACATGCGAATAGCGGTTTCGGTGATCGCACCCAGCGACGCGCTTGTCGCCTTGCCGGATTGGATAACCTGAAGTTCGAGCGCACGCACGCTTTGCGCAGACGTGTTTGTAGATGCGGAAACGCTGTCACCTAAGGCGTAGAATTGCGCCGTGGTTACGCCAGCAGCGCTCCCTGTCGCAGCAAGGCTATTGATGACCTTGATGGACTCTTCTGCCCCTTCGTGCATCTTGGTCAGCACAACGACAAGCGCGGTCACAGCACCCGCCACCGCACCAAGACCAAGGATCAGGGGCGCAAACTTGCTGATCATGCCGGCGATATCAGCGCCAACACCCTTGATCGCCTGTCCGAACGAAATGCCCCTTGTCGCGGCCTGCTGGAAGACGCCGCCGATCTGCGGAAGCTGTTGCAGCAGCGGACGGAACAGCCCTTGACCGGAGCCGATTTGGACGGCCAGGTCTTGCAACTGGAATTGCACGTTCAGCAGTTCATGTGCGGTCAGTTTTGCAGCCTCGCCCGTGGCTTTCAGGCCGCCGCCGTTCTTGAGCGCGCTGTTGAACGCCTCAATCTTGCGGATGTTCGCCTCCGCCGCCTCGCCAATGCCGAGTTGTGCGGCCTTGTAGCGCAGGACATCGGCTTGGGATTTGCCGAGGAGGTCGGACTGTTCCTGTAGGCTATGCAGGAATCCGTTTTGAGCGCCCGCAATGCTGGTTATCGCTGCACCGAGGCTTGACACTGCCTGAGCGGCCTGCGCCGACTCTGCCGCTTGCTTTGCAAGGGAGGCGGTTATCGCTTCAATCTTCAATATGCCAGCCTCAGCCGCATCCGCCACGCCGAGTTGCGCGGCTTTGTAGCGAATCAACTGCGCATCGGACATTCCAAGCGTGCCAATTTCTTCCTTGAGCGAGTTTAGGAATCGCTCCTGCGCTTGGCTTACCGAAAGAAATGCCGAACCCAGCGCGTCGACAGCGTCATCAGCCTCACGCGCTGATTTCGCGGCCCCACTTAGTTCAGCCTGCATTCCGGCTAGCTTAGTGGTCAGGCCATTTGCAGCACGGGTGTATTCATCGTATCCAATGGCTCCGCGCTCGAACAGGAAGTTAGCTTCCGCTATCTCCTTTTCGACTTTACTTATGGCCGCACCGAGCGGATCATACGACGCGCGCAACCTCTCAACACGGCCCTGCATTTCTGCCATGGTGTTGATATGGATTTCGAGATTGGCTCCCAAGTATTTGAATGGGTCATCACTCGCCACCTTGGCAATGGCCTTGGAAGCCTTATCAAAGCTTGTCTGTACCCGTCCTACACTGCCCTCTAAGCGCTCCGCTGATGTGGAGGCTCGATCCATAGCCTTTTCGCCAGAGGCTATACCTGCCGTTTCAAGGTCAAGGCCAAGAGTGGAGACGTAATCCATTGTAAACGCCTCCTATTCAGGCTTTTTGTGCTTCTCGTGCCAGACGTTGCGATAGATCACGTCGAGATCGAGCAGGCAGTCAGTTTCAAAATCGATCAGGTCAGGGATTTTGCGGCGGCGACACCACGCCTCCAGACCTTCCCATGTCATCGCGCCGGGGCCAGAGAAGCCTTCGCCTCGCGCGCGATTGAAGTCACAGAACCAGATGAATAGTTGCGCCATGCAGGCCGGGAGTTCGGTGGACGGTTCCATGACAACCCCGTTTCGGGTTGCCCATTCCCGTCCGCGCTCCCCGCGTGCCTCAACAGCGCTTTTGAAGCGGTCAACCTGAGAAAAGCCGGTGTGGTCTTTCAGGTTCAGGTCAAAGTATTGTCGCCCGTACTCGGTCAGGCTTTCGCGGAGGCTTCCGGGGTCAAAAAATTGGAGGCGTCTTCAAGCGCTTCGTTCAGTTGTTCCACGATCCAGCCAGCGCGGCGGTCGGCATAGATTTCAACGGCCTTGTCGAAATCGAACTCGGTGTCACCGGTCTGGGTGAGTGGGTTGACCAGATACCAGGATTCCGTCAGCGTAGCGTAATAGGCCGCGCCCTTCGCCGTCGCTTCATCGAATGTCAGTTCCGGCTTGTTGTTTTTCTTGGCGTCTTTCTTCGCCTCAGCAAAGCGCTTCTTCTTCCATTCCTGCGCCACCAGCGAGTTTGGCGCATAGATGCTGATGAAGGCAGCGGTGCCGTCCTTATCAAGGATAGGCTCACCCGTCGCGGGATGCTTGAGGGTCAGGCGATAGGGCTTGTCGTAGCCCTCGAAAGCGTCAAGGAAGCTCATTGTATTTCCGTTCATTTTTTGAGGATTGGCCCGCTTAGGGCGGCGGGCCGGCGCCTTAGTCATTAGGACAGCGATGAGTCTTGGAACGCGACAGAGGTTTCCAGCACGCCAGTGCCAGCCACAGCTTTCAGCGCATCGGCCGCGAAGGTCTGTTGCAGGCCGGTATCGCCGTCATCGATGCTGTGGGAGGTCAGTTTCAGGCGCGGCAGGTGGACAGCGAAGAAGTCGGACGTGCCGGTGCCCTGCATGACGATGGTGGCGTCATATTCCGTCTCGTTGCGCAGCTTGGCGCGATACGACAGGTCTTCGAGGAACACGGTCACGTTGGACAGTTGCACGTCATACATGCCTGGAATGACGGCCGGGCTGTAGTTCGAACCCGCAACGGCCGGCGCGGTCGAATTGCGCTTGATGTCCAGCGTGCCATTGGTCAGGGTGCCGATGACAGCGCCGTCGATGATCAGCCAGATGGACGAGGCGCGGAAGGCGCGTTCAGTGCCGACGGCCGCGACATTCGACAGGTAAGGCGCGGAGCCACCGGAATAGTCAGCCGTTTCGCCCGTGCCGATCAGGCCGAACGACCAGCCGACAAAGCTGTTGGGCTGGATCGTCAGCGTGCCGGCATCAACGAAGACGTTGGAATAGACCGTCGCGGCGTCAACCGCCATGTTGGCGAAGTAGTCTTCAACGGTGTAATAATGCTCCGTTCCGCCCGACGACGGGATGTAGGAGCGCTTGCCGGGGATGACCAGCGTGGCGTTTTCGTCAGCCACAGCCACGTCGGTGGCGGTCGTACCGTCAAGGAATTTCAGTGTCACGGTCGTTGCGGTGACAGCCGAGACATAGGCCAGTTTGCCGTCAACCGAGGCATGGAACGCGGTCAACTTGACGATCATGCCCTTGCGGACACCGCCTGTCAGGAACGATTGCGACGCACCGGCCGCGCGGGTCAGGACGCCTGTGGAGCCGACGATGGTGAAGCCGTCGCCAGAAGAGGCCGTGATGGTCGCCGTGGCGGCATAGTTCAGGCCCAGCAGCGACTCCTGGAAGTCATCCCATGCGCCGAGGAAGGATTCACCCTCCAGATTGCCGGATACCTGGTGCGTGCCGAGACCGGAATCAGCCTTTTGCTGGTCGGTGCGCTTTTCATTCGACGCATAGGCGGCGCGCGTAAGGTTCAGGCTGGTTGTCGAGCGGCGTACCGTGCGGGCGGCATCGCTCCCCGCAGCAGTCGTGCCAAGGGCGGATTGACGGACGCGCGACACACGGCGTTGCGAGGCGCGGGCAATAACAGCGGTCATGTGACGGCTCCAATAAAAAAGCCGCCCCGGTTAAGGAGCGGCTTGTGGTTTAGGTTTGCAGTAGGGTTAGGAGGGGTTGATCTGGCAGAAGAAGGGGATATCGAGGACTTGCTTGAAATAGACGCCGCTCTCGAACAGTGGGCCAAGTTTTGGCTTCCAGTCGAAAGTGGCTGAGTTGTTGCCGAACGGGATCACATCGCCCCGGCCATGCGCGGGATAGAACGCCTTCGCCACCAGATCGGCGCGGCGGATCAGAGTTTGCGTTTCGTGCTTTGACACGGGATAGTAGAGGTTGACCTGATAAATGAAGGTCGGGAAGTTGGTCGTGCCGAAGCCGTAGGCAGGCCGGAGAGGCGCGGTTTCGATCAGGTAGGCCTCTTGATATGCCGTGTCGGCTTTCGGCGTGAACGGCTTGCCTTCGATCCTGGTTGACCACAGCGGCGTTACCGCCATCAGCCGTGTCATCAGGGCGTCTTTGAGGTCTTCGTACATTATGACCCCTTGGCAGCTAATCCAGCACCGACGTTCTTGACGATCTGAGGCAGTTCAGACGATGTGATGCGGACAAGGCCGGACGGCGCTTGCTGCGAATGGCCATATTCCAGCGGGACGGCATATGGCAGGTTATTCCTGATCTTGATCGTCTGGCCCAATTGGAATTGCAGAGCGGACGCCGCACCTAGAGTAGACGCCCCGTTCTTGTCGAACTTGTTGACATCGTAGCCTTCCGGCTCATTGTCTGCGGCAATCATCCAGTTGCCCTTGAACCGGCCCGTATCGACCGGGGAACGGATAATCAGCCGTCCGAAGGCCTCCAGTGCCGTACCCACCGCTATCCTGCGATGATCGGCCTTGATCTCATCCATGATCTTGCTGATAGGGACGGACCATTGTGAGCGGCGCACCATCAGTCTGCGCTCCGGGCTTGCAGGATATAGACGCTTGTCGTGCCAGCAGCCGGAATCGGCTTGACCGAGACCAGAGCCATAGCGCGGTCATCGACCTTCACCAGTTGCCCCTTCAGAGGCTTGTCAACAATGTCCGTCGCGTCACAGATGATGCGGACATCACCGACTTGGATTTGCTGGCCATCGATCTTGTCGGATGAATAGCCCAGCACAACGGCATTGACCGGCAGTTCCGTTTTCGTCACCGGATCAGGCGCATATGGGCTTGGATCAGATGACGGGCTTGAGGCTTCACGCACCAGAACGACAACGCCAGTCGCGAAGTCGAGCAGCATTTCAGCCGCCGCGACCTGCATGTCGTAGTAGAAACCAGAGCCGGTCGCTACGTCATCGCTGCCCTGCCCTGCGTCCGAATCCTCAAACGTCATCTCAAGGCTGTCAGCCCATGACGTGACGCTAAAAGGGACGGAGCCGAACATCAGGCGCGCACCAGGCGGATATTGCCGATGCTGTCAGATGGGCCGCTCTCGATATATTCGCGGATCAGGCGGATAACGGCGTCGGGAATTTGGTCAGGCTTAGAACCGGCCTCAAAGAACTCGCGCTCAATGACATCAACCTTTTGACGCTTGACGGCGGGCTTATCGGCCTCGGCATCGCGGTCCTTCATCTTGAGGAAGCGGCAGTACTTGAGGATCGCCTGCTTGACGGCATCAGGCACGGTATTGTCAGGGACATAACGCACCGGTTCACCATAGCAAGCCGACGTGTCCACCCGGCCTTCGTCAATGGTGATGCCGTAGCGAGGCCAATCCAATGCCTGCGTCTGTGATGTGCGCGCGCCCTTCCAGCGTACCGCAGCGCAAAGGTCGCGGGTGGCTGTGACCATGTACTTCTCACGCGCGCCCGATGACAGCGCCAAGCAGGCGGCGCCATAGGGGTCGTATGTGAAGTATGCGGTCCAGTCGGCATCGCTTACCAGCGAGTTTGCACCCGCAACCACACTGCCATCCTCAACAACAAAGGGCATCAGTGCGTTCCTACCGTATCAAATTCGCGAAGGTCGATGGTGAACCAGTTGGCGTCGTCTAACTTGCCAATAGCAATGACGGCGCACTCAATATCGTTCGTTTCTTCGCCGCTGGAGTCGAGCAAGGTTGTCAGTTGACAGACCTCATCGTGATTGGTGATTGCGATCCGCTGCGCACGACCAACGGCAACGATCTCGCGGAGCATGATCAGGCTTTCTTGGCTTGTGCTTTAGAAACGTTAGCCTCGGCAACCTGCCAGCCCCCGGTCTTGTAGTTGTCCACTTCTTCGGGGTGAACGTCAGCCGTATGCGGAGCGGGGTAAACCTCCGGGTCGCGAACCATATGAACAGTGCTCATTATTCAAAGCCTCTCTTTGAAGGGAGAAGGGCGGCTAGTTTCCCAACCGCCCCGTATTAGTTAGCCCATAACGACTGAGATGAACTCGCCATTGATGGCCTTGAAGCCCCAGGCGAGGTGGAGTTCCCAGGTGGTCTGACCGTACTGCGCGATTTCAAGCATGAGATAGGTCATGCCCTTGTCATCGCTGATCAGGAGCGGCTTGATGGTGGGGTTTTCCGGCATGAGCGGCGGGCGCATGATGCCGATGATTGCCGAGCGCTCAAAGGCAAGGTTCGGCACGAAGTTGTTGCCGACAGCCATAGCCACATTGTCAGCCAGGCTGGCACGCAAGCCGGGACCGTTGAGGGCAAGCGCACCGGTCGCCAGTGCCGTTCCTACAACGTACTTGTTGGTGTCGCCAGTGAAAGTGACAACATCGCCAGCCAGGACCGTACCAGTGCCGGTATCCAGTGCAATCGCGGTGTCCCCGACGTTATAGCCGGAGGCGTTGTTCGATTGATACGAAGCGCCCGT